GGCAATCTCGATGAATTCAATGACAATGTGCAACCCATTAACTACGGAGATGATAACATCACTGGCGTAAAACCTGGTGTGAATTTCAATCACGTGATTATGGCGAGGCACATGGATAGCATTGGTATGGGTTATACCATGGCTGATAAGGAGTCTGAACCCGTCCCCTTTACGCCCTTGGATGAAGTTGAGTTTTTAAAACGACGCTTTGAAGTGCGTGATGGGTGGGTTTATGCTCCATTGAATGAAAAATCTATTCACCGAATGTTGACTGTTTCAGTCTATTCTCGTAAGGTGGATCGGTATAGTCAAACAGCTGATGTTCTTCGATCGGTTCTTTTTGAAGCGTATCAACATGGACAGAAGAAATTTAACTTTTATCGATCTATCGTTATGGAAATCATTATGGAGCATGATCTCATGCCCTATTTTGAAACCACCGGTGTTTATGATTTTGATTACTTTGAGCGGCGTCGTTGTGAGGCCGTCGAGCTGACGCAGGAAACGTGTCAGGATAATCGCAAAGCCCCCACTCTCCGTGTAGATACACTCGCTTCAGATGGATGTGATGAACGTGAGAAGGACATAGAGAGTCAATAGTTCCCAAGCGATCCTTGAAGTGCTATTTAGCATGAGGTTTTCGGACTCCCTACTAACATCAGACCTCCCCCTTATTAATTAACGCGTAACCGGGGGTTGTAACACTGCGTGGCGAAACAATTTACAATACAACAACTTGATACTGATATGAATCAGTCTCAAAACATCGTCTTTGTTGACGCGGAGCCTTCCTATAAGACAGAAATAAAGGGAATGGCTGATCCAACTTTTGCTCAAGCTTCAAAACTTGATGCGGATCTCGGCGAGTTTCTTTCTCGTCCGATTTTACTTCACGATTATACGTGGACTCATGGAGCTGAAATCAATCAGACTTTTAATCCATGGGTCGACTACTTTAGTGATTCACGTGTTCAACAAAAGATTTCTAACTTTTTCCTTCTGCGCTGCAAATTAGTGATTCGAGTTCAGATTAATGCTACCCCTTTCCACTTGGGGTCGGCTATGCTGACTTATAACCCTTTGCAAAATGTCGCAGACAATGTTGACCCAACATCTTTTGCGGGGTCGTCAGGTCAAGCTCTTACAACAATTTCACAACGTCCTAGAGTTTTGATCGATGCTTCCACTTCGCAAGGTGGAACAATGGTCATTCCATTCATGTGGCCTGACAATGCCCTAAGAGTGCC